GTTTTGTTATGGTTAACAGACATGGTTTTACTGTTTATCTAAAAGATGGTAAACAAGTATGTAGTAATCCTAACAGAAAATACTACAGTATGGATGATAAAGGCTGGTGTACTCTTGATGATTACTTTAAACGAAACTATAAGAATACTAAAAGGATATAAGATGGTGTATGGTTTTAACTATATTGGTAATTCAGAATATGAGTTTACCATTGATGGTAAAGAGTATGTTATGAGTCAGTATGATATACTAGATTTGTTTGATTGTCTTATGTCATATTTTAATACACATAATACAGAATTAGAGGATTATGTGGTTGAATATCTACAATCTAAAACAGAAGCAGATATTCTACATATACTTAAAAGAACTTTAAAGGAGTTTTAAATGTTTACTACTTACAATAATTATGATGAGGAAACTAAGGCGTATGTCTTAGAGCTATTAGAACTATGTTTAGACTTTGGTTTTACATTTGATTATATGCAGCATGTTAAGGGTGTAGCAGTATGGCATCAAACAGGCAGTAAAGGGGAGGAATGTAAGATACTTGGTAGGTGTTACCTTGATGATCCTGAAGCAGTGACTAATCTCATTATGCTTATTGACAGAGTTAAGCTGTATGTTAGAATGGAGGAAGGTGTAGTATGATTTTTTATCCTGATTACGTAGATGATGGCAATATGTATGGTTGGGCATATGAGTTTGAGGATTATGATAGGGACTATATAAGAGAGTATATTGAAGAGAATATGCCTTGGTTTGGTTGTGAGACACCTGACACCTTTATTTATATTCCTTTCTATAATCCATATACAAGCGAAGATGTGGAGATAGAAGTTAGGTTAGGTGATTGGTTTAGTAGTGATGAACTTAATCAGGTATCATAGATAGCGATTAGAAGCACGCTAAGGTACCTAGGATCAACGAACGTACCCTTAAAGGTATATTGAGTCGCTTAGAGGCTAAAACTGATTGTAGAGCCTCTGGTGGCTTAAAGTAAACTTAAAGATTAGTTAAAGAAAGTAAGTGGGGAAAGCACTTGACTTTCTAAAAGACATTAGAAAAGGTACGTTTGTTAATAAGGAGGTGTATAATGTGTTTAAATGTTAGGGTTAAAGAAGTTAAAGAGCACGAAGTACCTTTAACAAAAAAAGAGGCTATAAAACTAGCTCTTAAGGTGATTGATAGATATTTGGGTTTTAAACCTCATTACTTTATTGAGGGGGATAAGGTTAAGGAAGAAGTTGAGTATTACACTTCACATAGGTTTGAGATCATAGAGGATGTAAGAAGAGTCAATGACCTAGATGAACATACTTACGCAGTAGTGAAAGCTTTGAAGAAGGTTTTTTATGAAAGTTGAATTATTATATAACACACCATTATGGGTATGTGCTAGAGCTATAAGAACATGTTGGGATAGTCATGATAAGAGTGATAGTGAACCACAGTATGATGTAGTTGATGGCTCATACCTAGGAACTATTACAGGTACTAAGGACAAAGCTCTTATAGAGAGAGTAGGTAACAAGAACAAGCATAGCAGTACCTTAGAGCATCTAGTTTATACCTTTGAAATTGATGGTATTTCAAGGGCTTGTTTACAAGAATTAGTAAGACATAGGATAGCTAGTCTTAGTGTGAAGTCTACTAGATACGCATTAAAGAAGCTTAGGGATGAAGAATGCAATGTAGATGATTTTCTTGTCACTACAGGAAACGAGATTATAGACAGAAGTGCATGGGCAACATTAAACCAAGTCCAACAATTACTAAGGCTTGGTATTAGTAATGATGTTGTTAAATACATGCTTCCTGAAGTATTTAAGACTAGCTTAGTGTGGACTATAAATGCTAGAAGCCTACAAAACTTCTTGTATCTACGGCTATCTGACAATGCTCTATGGGAGATTAGAAAACTAGCCAAAGAAGTTTATATGCAATTGCCTGATGAGCATAAGTATTTATTTCCAGTACCACCTAAAGATATAGAATGAGCGTTGTAGCCTTTTTGACATGCTGGAGTTTTACTCTAGCACAGTGGCAAACAGTAGTCATGCTACAAGATGACAAAGGCTATGGTGTTGTGCGATTGCACGAAACAGGCGAGCAGGTTCATATTGGCTTTAAAACAGTTGATGGTGAGCAGGTTTGTTATATACCAATAAAGGAGTAAGTGATGAAATATATTGAAAACAATAAATACATTGGTGTTTATGACAAATGTAGAGGCTTATACAGAATTAAAAGAAAGGCTGACGGACTATTAGGAGGTTTTATCGAAAATTTAACAAATTTAGCAGAAGATGGGGAATGCTTTATTTATGGTGATGCTGTTGTAGAGGGTAATGCTCTTGTAGAGGGGAATGCTGTTGTACGTGATGATGCTGTTGTACGTGGTGATGCTGTTGTACATGGGCATGCTGTTGTAGGGGAAAATGCTGTTGTACGTGGTGATGCTGTTGTAGAGGGTAATGCTGTTGTAGAGTGGAATGCTCTTGTAGAGGGGAATGCTGTTGTACGTGATGATGCTATTATACGTGATAATGCTGTTGTAGATGAGTGTGCTGTTGTTCGTGATGATGCTGTTGTACAGGGGAATGCTATTGTATGTGGGTGTGCTGTTGTACGTGGGTGTGCTGTTGTAGAGAGGAATGCTATTATACGTGGGAATGCTGTTGTAGAGGGGAATGCTGTTGTAGATGGGTGCGCTTTTATAGAGGGTAATGCTGTTGTAACGAAAAAAGTATTTAATTTACGGTACGACAAGTACAACATTACTGCAACTGATAACCATATCAAAATAGGATGTAAGCAGTACACCTATGAGGAGTGGTGGAACTTTAAAGACGAGGAAATCGTGAAAATGGACGAAGGTGCTCTGGAATGGTGGAAGAAGTGGAAACCTATTCTACAAGCTATTTTTCATGAAAAGGAGTAAGTGATGAAAGCATTAGAAATAGAAAAATTACTAGCCAGCCATAAAAAATGGCTTAATGATGAAGGTGGTGTAAGAGCTGATTTAAGTAGTGCTGATTTACATGGAGCTGATTTAAGTAGAGCTGAGTTAAGTAGTGCTGATTTAATTAGTGCTAATTTACGTAGTGCTGATTTAAGTAGTGCTGATTTATATTGTGCTGATCTACATGGTGCTGATTTACATGGAGCTGATTTAAATGGAGCTAATTTAAATGGAGCTAATTTACGTAGTGCCAATTTACATGGTGCTGATTTACGTGGAGCTGATTTTAGTGGAGCTAATTTAAATGGAGCTGATTTACGTAGAGCTGATTTAAGTAGTGCTGATTTAATTAGTGCTAATTTACGTAATGCTAATTTACGTAGTGCTGATTTAAATGGAGCTGATTTACGATGTGCTAATTTACGTAGTGCTGATTTAAGTAGTGCTGATTTATATTGTGCTGATTTAAGTAGTGCTAATTTACGTGGAGCTGATTTTAGTGGAGCTGAGTTAAGTGGAGCTAATTTAAATGGAGCTAATTTACGTAGTGCTGATTTAAGTAGTGCTGATTTATATTGTGCTGATTTACGTAGTGTTGATTTAAGTGGAGCTGATTTAAATGGAGCTAATTTAAATGGAGCTAATTTACGTAGTGCTAATTTACATGGTGCTGATTTACGTGGAGCTGATTTTAGTGGAGCTAATTTAAATGGAGCTGATTTAAGTAGTGCTGATTTACGATGTATCGGCAATATGAAAGAACTTAGAACCATACAAGTAGATAGATACATGATTGGTTTTACTAGAGATACATTACAAATTGGCTGTAAAACATACACCATAGATGAGTGGCGGAATTTTACAGACGAAGAAATATCTAAGATGGACGAAGGTGCTTTAGACTGGTGGAATAAATGGAAGGACTGGATATTCCGAGCTATTGACTTAAGTTATGTAAAGGAGTAAGTTAAGAAATCACTCTATAGAAAGGACAAAAAATGATTTGCTACCAAACACTGTATGGTGATGACATTGATGGAAACAGAGGGATTATGGTTTGGAATTATAAGCTAGAGCCAGATGATAGAGAATACATTAGGGATTATGTTATAGAAAACATGCCTGAGTATTTCGATGGTGATGGTGCTTGTGTAACTGATATAACATTTATAAATCCATATACAAAAGAAGAAGTTGTTATTGAAGTAGATTTGAAGGAGTGGTTATGAAAATAAAATGGTTTGAAGTTCACTGGTCATCATTTGTGCGATTGTATGCGTAAAAGTCTCGAGGAGTTAATCATGGAAAAGTTAACATTTGTAAGGTTCGAGCGCGATTTTGACACTTGGTACAGAATCGACAAAGAGGATATAGTTGAAAGTTTCCCTATGGATGATATTAAAAGGGTTGATGATGGGTTTGTAAAAAAACACAGCATTGAAGAAGGGGACAGCAAAAAAAAGCTTCTTAAACGCATTGATAATGATAGTTTAGAAGATGCGTTTAGTGATGTAGAAACCTATATAGGAAACTATATAGATTTAAATGAAATTGATGAAAATGGCATCTACTATGATGATTATTGTGATGAGTTCTACTATGGACATAATATTTTAATGTGGGATAGAAATCAATATTATTGGCATCATGATGGCTCTAATTGGAGGATGGAAAAAATTGAAGAAATACAAGAGATTGAAGCAAAAGAAGTTGAAATTAAAAATTATGGCACAGGTGTAATTGAAACTTATGAAACAAAAAATGGAGATATATTCAAGATTGATCGTTCATTCTACCAAGGTACTAAAGACAACGTGATCGAAGAATACGATCACGTGATATGTAACTATGAAGAAAATGCAACTTATGATGATTTTGAAGATAAAGTTTGTGATAGTAGGTGCAAACACTATCTAAGTCAGGATGGTAAATATCCAATAGACCCATGCGGTGAGTGTAGTAGATTTTATGCAGATAAATTTGAAAGGAAAGAAGATGACCTACGATGAATGGTTACAGACATATGCAGATGAGTATGTTATGGGATTACCTGAATACTATAGATATGACCTTTATGAGGACTTTATGGGTATGTTAGATAGCACTGAGGCAGATGAGTGTTCTATGGTTGGTTACTTAGATAGTTTAGACTTATCCTTTCTAGAGGATTACAAGGAAGAACAATGAACCTCTTAGCTAGTCAAGTAGCTTTAGAGAAGGAAGCTTATGATAGTTCTATGGATAACTATAATAGAAAACTATCTAAAGCTATTGAGAATGGTAGTTTTGCAGAGTCAAAAGAGACTATCTTAATCATTAAGGTTACAATAGATAGGCTAGCAGAGCATATAGAAGAGTTTTATAAACTACCTCTTAGAGGTAATGCAGGTAAAGCACAGAGATATTTAAAAGAGATGTTGCCTAACCCAAGAGAGTGTGCCTTGTTATTGATTAGAGGGACAATAGCTCCTTTAATTAAATCAGATAAGAAGAGTTTAAATGTAGCTAAACAGATAGAGAAGGTACTATCTATCTCTAAGAGAATATCTATTATGGAGAAAACCAACCCTAAGCTAGCTTCTTATATTGAGAAGAGATATAAGCATTTAGGAGAACATGAGGTTAAGAGAGAGCGTATTAAGGCTACTAGGCGTATATCACCTGAAGCTAAACACCCTAAGCTATTACTAGGGACTATGTGTATAGACTTAGTACATCAAAGTGGATGTGGTTTGATAGATGTATATAAAGAAGGAACAACTGTTATGTTGGGACTCAGCAATAACACTAAAGAGCTTTTACTTAGGTCTAAGTTTTTCTTTGGTAGTATGTTAACTGTTTATTATCCTCTTATTTACCCTCCTAAAGACTGGAATGGGATTGATGGTACTGGTGGTTATTATAGTTTTAGTGATATACCTTTTATTAAACTAAAGAATGCTTTTGATAAGAGAGCTATAAGTGCTTTAAACCCAGACTTAGAGAGACTACAAAGTGTGGTTAATAGGATACAGAGGTGTCCTTATAAGATTAATAAGAGAGTGTTAAAGACTGTAGACACTATCATTAAACATAACTTAGTGGATATAAGGAGCAGTCCTAATAATCCTGTATTGTATGGTGGAATACCTTACATGGATGTTATAAATACTAATATGCTAATAGTTAAGGAGGATTATGGAGAGCTAGATGATACAGGTAAGTTTTTAGATAAGGAATCTAAACATAGATGGTTAAGAGCTGTTAAGGAACAAGAGGTACGTAATAAAGGCTTAGAGAGTAAACGCTTACAATATAAATTAGCCTTAGATATAGCCCATAAGTTTAAAGACTATGATAGAATATATTTTAGCTATCAATTAGACTTTAGGGGCCGTTTGTATCCTATTCAGAACTTTCTAAACCCACAAACAAGTGACAACATAAAACCTCTACTAGAGTTTGCTGAGGGACAGATATTAGATGAGGAGGGTTTATATTGGCTAAAGGTGCATGGTGCTAATTGCTATGGATACGATAAGCTAACATATAAGGAAAGAGTAGCTAAGATTGAAGAGATGCAGGATAACATTAAGAAGATAGCTAACGACCCTATTGGTAATCTAAAGCTATGGTACAAGGCTGATGCTCCTCTTATGTTTCTAGCTTTTTGTTATGCCTATAGTGATTACTTAAATGACCCTGAAGCAAGGATTACAATACCAGTTCAACTGGATGCAACATGTAGTGGATTACAGATGTATTCAGGTTTACTTAAAGATAAGCAAGGTGCTGAGTGTGTTAATGTAATTAGTAAAGGCGAAGGTGTTAATGATATATATCAGGATGTTGCTGATAAAGTAAATGAGTATTTACGAAATGGTGACTATCCTAAAGAGATTACATATAAAACAAAAGATAAAGTAGAACATTGTATGTCTACTACTAGGGAAGCATTAAGTATAACAGGTAAGATTAATAGAAAACACACTAAGAGGAATGTTATGACACAGCCCTATAGTGTGACAGAGAGAGGTATGTATCAGCAAGTATACGACTTACTGACTGAGTACCAAGACAACAACGATGTATGGTGGGAAGGAGATAAGTTTATTGTAGCTAAGCTTATATCTAGTCTTAATGCTAAGGCTATTAGAGAAGTAGTAAAGGGTGCTAGGGTAGGACAAGATGCTCTTAAAAAGATACTAAGGAAGTCTTTAGAAACTGAGAAACAAGCACTATGGTTTACTCCTATATATAGCTTCCCTGTATTACAGAGGATTATGAGGGAGAGAGAAGAGAGGCTTAGGACACCTTTAGGTAGGCTGGTGTTGAGACACCCAACTAAGCAGATACATTATATGCGTATGCTTAACGGAATAGCCCCTAATTTCATCCATAGCTTAGATGCTACACTATTGTATCTAACAGTAGAGAAGTGTATGGAGAGGGATGTGAGTAGCTTTTGGTTGATTCATGATAGTTATGGTGTTTTACCTAATGATGTTTATATACTTAATCAAAGTTTCAGGGAAGCTTTTGTAGAATTGTTTGAAGCAAACCCATTAAAGGACTTTGCTGACCAGCTAATATATGGTGCAGGTAGGGCTGTTGATAAGATTATGATAAATACATTAGACTTACAGGAGGTGTATGATAGTGAGTACATTATTTGTTAAGCTTAAATGAGTATTAAAGATGGACGTAATGGGGGAAGAGAGAGAAATTAAGGATTGGAGGAACTATGAAAACATCACTATCATGTAGTTAAGAAGGGATTTGGTAACGAGGTGTTTACTGCTATAAACTATGTAATTAATAGTAGCAGAGGCTTACGATAATATAAATAAAGGAGATAGATATGGCAAAAGTAAAGAAACCATTTAACATTAAAGGTAAGAGCATTGTAACACACTTAGGTGAAGCTGAGTGGTGTAAGATTAAAGAAGAGCAAATGGAAACACGTTTCACTCCTCGAGGACAATATAGTGTAAATCTATTGTCTGACCCTGATGATGAAGGGTATCAGGAGTTTGTAGCTAAGATTGAAGAGATGATTGAAACAGCCTACAATGAAGCTATGAATGATGAAGGGGATATGAAACTAACAGCTAGTAAGAAGAAAGCTATTACCAAGATGTATCCATTCAAGGAACACATTAAGAAAGAGAAAGATGAAGATGGTAACTATACCATTGAGACTGAAACAGGTAAGATGATGATTAAGTGCGCCTTAAAGAATGTCTTGGACTTACCTGAGGGACGTAATTATGTTAAGGTGTTGGTAGCAGGTAATCAGGAATTACCACGTAAGAAAGTACCTGAGATTGGTAATGGTAGTAAGATTAAATGTAAGGTTTATGCAAACCCCTACTATATGCCTTCAACTAATATGATTGGTGTATCTCTGAGGCTTGAAGCTATTAAGATTTATGAGTTAGTAGAGTACAACAGTGGTGACGGTGAAGATTTTGATGATGATGGTGGGGCTGATATTGCTTTAACTGACTCAGCACCTGATGAAGAGGATTTTTAGTGTATGGCTAGTTACAGTACTAGCCTCCCTCTATACATCACAACTGGTAAAGTAAAGAAGAAGCACCACTACCTCAACATTAACAGAGTGTTTAATATGCACTTTCAGTTAAGGAACACTATTAAAAAACTATTCACTGAGATAGTAGGTGCTTTTATATTAAGTTGTCCTGTATTTCATAATCCTATACAGATAACTTATGTTATCTATAAACCTACTAAGCGTAGGTATGATGTGATGAATGTAGTAGCTATCATTGATAAGTTCTTTCAAGACACTTTAGTGGAACATGGGAAGATAACAGATGATAGCTACCTTATTGTACCTAGAGTTGTGGGGGTGCATGGAGGGATTGATAAAAACAATCCTAGGGTAGATGTAATTATTGATGAGATAAAGGGGTGATATGTGGAATTCAGTGAAGGAACTTTGCTTTATAAGTCTAGCTGTCCCTCTTGTCCTTCTAGCGATGCTTATGCTGTCTATAGTAACGGCACTAGGAAATGCTTTAGTTGCGGGTACTTCACATACGTTGATGAAGAAGAACCTACTAAAGCACCTAGAAAGGCTACTAGAATGAGAGAGGAGTTATTATATGGAGAAGCATCTACACTAAACAAGAGAAGCATTACACAGAATATATGTGCTAAATATAGTTATCATAAAGGTAAGGATAGGCAAGGTAAGCCAGTACAGATAGCTAACTATTACAACGAAGAAGGTGAGAAAGTAGCACAAAAACTACGATACTCAGATAAAACCTTTAAGTTCATAGGAGAACCTAAGAGTGCTTTGATGTTTGGTCAACAGCTATGGGCTAAGGGAGGTAAGAAGGTTACTGTTACAGAGGGGGAGATAGATGCTCTTAGTGTAGCTGAAGCCTTTAAGGGTATGTACCCTGTGGTGTCCTTAAAGAATGGAGCAGCGGCTGCTAAGAAAGAACTCAGTAAACATATAGAATGGTTAAACAGCTTTCAAGAGGTTTATCTATGGTTTGATAATGATGAGGTAGGTAGAAAGGCAGTAGAAGAGTGCATACCACTATTCCCTGCTGGTAAAGTAAAAGTTATTCAACACCCTGAACTTAAAGATGCTAACGAAGTGTTATGTACTTATGGAACAGGGGAGGTTGCTAACACATTCTACAATGCCAAAGAGTTCAGACCTGATGGTGTTATTACTCTTAGTGATATTAAAGAGGACTTAAAGAAGCCTATTGAAGAGGGAGTGCCTTGGTGCTTCCCTACTCTTACTAAGTGGACATATGGCAGACGTAAGGGAGAGATTTATGCCTTTGGTAGTGGTACAGGTAATGGTAAGACTGACTTGTTTACACAACAGATTACCTATGATGTATCTGTATTAAAGAAAAAGGTAGGCTTATTCTTCCTTGAACAAAACCCATTAGAGACAGCTAGAAGAATAGCTGGTAAGGTCGATGGTAAGCTATATCATGTACCCTCTACTAAGGATAATAATTGGACACAAGATGAGCTTAATAATACTATCGAATACTTATCTAATAGTAACATGCTTTACCTATTCAATAGCTTCGGTAGTGCTGATTGGGATACTATTAAATCTAAGATTAGGTTGATGGTACATAACTTAGGTGTAGAACATATCTATTTAGACCACCTAACAGCCCTGTCAAGCCACGCTGATGACGAGCGTAGGTTCTTGGATGGATTGATGGAGGAAATGGCTTCACTGGCTCAGGAGCTACAGATAGTGCTTCACTTCATCAGTCACTTAGCTACACCAGCAGGCACACCTCATGAGGAAGGTGGTAGGGTAATGGCTAAGCACTTTAGAGGTTCTAGGGCTATACAACAATGGAGTTTCTTTATGTTTGGTTTAGAGCGTAACCAACAAGCTAAGAACATACAAGATAGAAGTAAGAGTATATTAAGGTGTCTTAAAGACAGATATACAGGACAAGCCAATGGAAGTACACTGAGCTTAGTTTACAACGCTAAGACTGGTAGGTTAGAGGAGTCTAACGAGGACTTTGTACTTGATGGTGAGGATATTAATGAGGACTTTTAGATGAAAGTAGCAATAGCAGATATTGAGAGTGACAATCTATTACTAGATGCTACTACAATACACTGTATAGCAATTAAATTATTGGAGATAGATAATGAAAACAATATCACAGATACAGGAGAAACTAGAGTATATGCTTCTAGTCCTCTTAATGGAGTTAGAGGTACGATACAAGATGGCATTGAGGTACTTAAGGAAGCCGATAAGGTAGTATTTCATAATGGGATTAAGTTTGATATACCTTGTATTAAAAAGATAGAAGGCATAGATTTATGGAAGCACTGTGAGATTGATGATACGTTAATCATGTCACAACTAGCTTATCCTAACATGCTTATTATTGATAGCAATAATCGTAAGCTACTGCCTAAGCTTAAAGGCTCACATAGCTTAAAGGCATGGGGTTATCGCTTAGGTAACTATAAAGATGCCTATGAGGATTGGTCAAAGCTAACTGAGGAGATGATTGAGTATTGTAGACAAGACGTTGAGGTACTTTATAGTTTATATTGTAAGCTATTAACTAAGAACATACCTAAGGAAGCCCTATGGTTAGAGTATAATTTTGCTAGAATCATACAAAGACAAGAGCAATATGGTGTATACTTTGATGTTAAGAGAGCTGAGAAGCTACATGTAGAATTACTTAAAGAAAAGGATAAGGCTACTGAGGAGCTACATAAAGTGTTTACACCTTTGTTATTAGCTAAGGGTAAGGTAAAAAGTAATTATAAGAAACCATACCCGTTCAAGGCTAATGGAGTGACAATAGTTGGAGACCACCAACCTATTGAGTTAGTAGCCTTTAATCCTAGTAGTCGTAATCATATAGCCATATGGTTTAAGAGGTGGTACAACTGGGAGTCACCTATAAAGACTGATAAAGGTAATGATAAAATTGATGAGAGTGTGCTTAAAGGGCTAGAGTACCCTGAAGCTAAGGTGTTAGCACACTACTTCAATGTTAATAAGTTACTAGGACAGTTAGCTGAGGGTAATCAAGCATGGTTAAAGAATGTAGATAATGATGGTAGGATACATGGACAAGTAAACACATTAGGAGCAGTGAGCAGGAGATGTACTCACTCAAACCCCAACATGGCTCAGGTACCTAGTAATAGAGCATATAAAGGACATGAGTGTAGGTCATTATTCACTGTACCTAAAGGTAAGAAACTGGTAGGGTGTGATGCAGATGCTTTAGAGCTCCGTACACTAAGTCACTATATGGCTAGATATGATAAAGGTAGATATGCACAGATAGTCGATAAAGGCAATAAAGAGGATAAGACTGATATACACAGTATGAACCAGAAAGCGGCTGGATTGCCTACTAGGGATGATGCAAAAACTTTCATCTATGCTTTAATGTATGGGGCTGGTGAAGCTAAGTTAGGAAGTATTGTAGGAGGAGGCTTTGCAGAAGGTAAGAAGATGAAGGATAAGTTCTTTCAGAAGATACCCGCTTTACAAAAACTAACAGACACAGTTGTAGGTGCAGTGAGAGCCAGAGGTTTTCTTAAAGCCTTAGATGGTAACAAGTATTTTATTCGTAGTGAGCATAGTGCCTTAAACACACTACTACAAGGTGCTGGTGCTTTAGTAATGAAGTATTGGTTAATCTTTGCTGATAGAAATCTAGAAAAACTATATACTAATTCTAGCACCACCAATAGTCCGCAGTATGAGTGGGTGCTAAACGTCCACGATGAGGGGCAGTTAGAGTGTGATGAGGATATAGCTAATAATGTAGCTAAGATACTAGAAGATACCTTTAAAGAGGTAGAGGAATACTTAGACTTTAGAATACCACTAAAAGGAAGTGCAGATGTTGGAGATACGTGGGCAGAGACTCACTGATGCAATTTAAAAGGAGAGAACATGGGAAGTCACTATGAAGCTATTCATGGTTATAGAGATGAGAGACACGAGAGACCTGCTGATAAGCAGATAGGCGGAGACCATTACAGTAAGCACAGCATTCAGCCTATTGATGTTATCAGAGAGTACTCTATGGACTTCTTTGAAGGTAACGCTTTAAAGTATCTACTAAGATACAAAGAGAAGAATGGTGTGGAGGACTTACTTAAATGTAAAGACTACATTGATATGATTATTGACAACATTAACACAAAGGAGAGTAAATGAGTATTATTGAAATTGGTAAATGGAATTATCTACGTAATGGACTAGAGTATAACCCTGAGCTAGAACAGAATATGTTAGACGAGGAAGCTAAGGAGTTTAAGGATGCCTTTACAGCTTACCTAGCCCTCACTACAAGTGATGCTTATTACGCTGAGGATACATTACTAGATGAAGTGGTAGATATGGTAGATGCTTACTGTGACTACATGTATGTTTATACAGGAACATCATTGAAGGCTATTGGTTTTAAACACATTGATGCTTCTCACACTCAATCGGTAATGCACTCAGTATTGACTGAAGTATTACTAACACATGGTGTACGTATGTATGATGGTAAGGGCACACTACCATTACTAGAGGAAGCATTTCAGTATGTTATCGAAGCTAACAATAAGAAGCCTCTAACTAAGACTAAAGGTAAGGTAACTAAAGGTAAGGACTTTAAAGACCCTAAGGCACTCATTAAGGAACTACTAAAGGCTAAGGGGTTTGTAGCTGATGCTGAGGAAGCACTAGAAAACTATAAGAAATCTATTGAAGAGGCTATCTCAACAAAACCTAAGCAGATTGATATTAATGAAATCAACTGAGTATCTATACGGAGTTTCTATAAAGGAACTCCCCTCAATGGAGGAGGCTTACAAGGAGCGTATTTCTAGAGCTAAGGAATTACTAGATTCTTTACTGGACATTCCTTTAGAACAACGAGATACCGCTAGGATTACTGCTGTAATAAAGGCTATTGAACATAACAGGAAACTAATGAAAGGGGAGATATGAGCTGGAACGCTAGAAGCCTAATGGCTGATGCTAAGTTCTATAACGACTACTCTAGATTTGATGATAATCTAGGTAGATACGAAACATGGGAAGAATCCGTACATAGAGTTATGAATATGCACAGGGAATTCTTTAAAGACGTTATGACTAGCGAGCTGAGTTATTACCTAGACCAAACTGAGCAAGCTTACTGTGATAAGAAAGTATTAGGAGCCCAAAGAGCTTTACAGTTTGGAGGTAAACAATTATTTTCACACATGGCTAGGATGTATAATTGTGCTGCTTCTTATTGTGATAGAGCTGAGTTCTTTGGTGAAGCCTTCTACCTTATGCTGTGTGGTACAGGAGTAGGTTTTAGTGTACAGAAGCATCATGTAGCTAAGTTACCTAATATCACAGCTAGAACTAAACAGACTAAAGAGTTTATCATTCCTGATAGTATTGAGGGATGGGCACAAGCTGTGGATGTACTACTTAGTAGCTTCTTTGAGAGTGACTCTAAGTATCCTGAGTATGCTGGACATAAAGTTTATTTTGACTACTCACAGATACGTCCTAAGGGAGCTTACATTAGTGGAGGTTTTAAAGCACCTGGAGCTGAGGGGCTACAACAAGCACTCACTAAGATTGAGTCATTGATTAAACAGGAGATTAGTAATGGAGCTAATAGACTACGACCTATTGTTGCCTATGACATTGTTATGCACATTGCTGACGCTGTTATTTCAGGAGGTGTGAGACGCAGTGCCACTATCTGTATCTTCTCTAAAGATGATGAAGAGATGATGACAGCTAAGACAGGTGCATGGTTCGTAGATAACCCTCAAAGAGGACGGAGTAATAATAGTGCTTTACTACTTAGAGATGAAGTAACATTAGAAGAACTACAAGAAATTATGAAGTCTGTACAGGAAGTAGGTGAGCCGGGGTTTATCCTAGCCGACTCTACAGAAGCCTTGTTCAATCCTTGTGTAGAAATAGGTCAATATGGTTACACAGCAGATGGTCGTAGTGGATGGCAGATGTGTAACTTGACTGAGATTAATGGTGGTATGTCTAATACCCCTGAAGCCTTCTATGAGCAATGTAAGTATGCCTCTATTCTAGGCACATTACAAGCAGCCTACACTGACTTTAAAGTGCTAGGCGGGGCATCTAAAGAGATTATTGAAAGAGAAGCACTGATAGGTGTATCTGTTACAGGATGGATGAACAATCCTGATGTTCTGTTTGACCCATCAGTAATGGCTTATGGTGCTGAGATTGTAAAGGAGTGGAACAAGAGGATAGCTAATATTATTGGTATCAACCAAGCAGCTAGAACAACTTGTGTGAAGCCCAGTGGTAACGCTAGTATCCTTCTAGGGACAGCTAGTGGTATTCATGGTGAGCACAGTCCATTGTACATTAGACATGCTCAGTTCAACAAAGAAACTGAGATAGCTAAGTTCTTTATGGATAACTTTCCGGATATGGTAGAGCCTTCTGTATGGAACGCTAGGGACATTGTTATAGGTTTCCCTATTGTATCTCCTAAGGGTTCGGTGTATAAAGACCAACTACTAGGGATTAAACAGTTAGAGTATGTAAAGAAAGCACAGGAAGTGTGGATTGAGCAAGGTACTAACCATGCCCTATGCGTACAACCTTGGTTACGTCATAACGTATCTAACACCATTACAGTGGATGATTGGGATAAGGTAACACAATATGTCTATGATAATAGATATAGCTTTTGTGGTATCAGCTTCCTTAGTGCTATGGGTGACAGGGCTTATCCACAAGCACCATTCACTGAAGTATTAACACATGAGCAGATTGTAGCTAAATATGGAGAGGAATCACTATTTACCTCAGCACTTATTGAAGCAGGTTTACAAGCCTTTAACAATGATTTATGGACAGCTTGTAACACAGCACTAGGTTATGGAGAGCAACTTACAGATGACCATAAGGACTTACTGAAGAGAGATTGGGTACGTAGGTTTAACAAGTTCTCTAATAACTTTAGAGATAAAGAGGAGTGTGCTACATGTCTTAAAGACGTATACATTCTACATAAATGGTGGAAAATACAGAAGGCTCAAAGAGACGTAGAATTTGCTTCTGAACTTAAAGCAAAAGAATATACAGACATTAACACTATGGGTGCTCAAGCATGTAGCGGAGGTAGCTGTGACATTAGTTTCTGATTCATGTAGCTTCCTAGAGTATCTCAGGGCATACCAGCTTTCGGATATACTAGGTAAGTACAAATTATTCTAAAGGATATAAATGACAATTATACTTGATGTGGAATGTGCTCCTAAATTAGCATATGTATGGGGAATGTGGAAACAGAATGTCTCTCAGGATATGTTATTAGAGCATAGCTATTTAATGAGTGCCAGTGTTAAACAACTAGGTAGTGATACAACATACTACCACGAAACACGCACAGAGGATGACTATGGTTTAGTTAAGTGGTTAATAGAGTGGATGGACAAGGCTGATTATATTATAGCTCACAATGGTAAGAAGTTTGATATACCTCTTATAAAGGCTAGAGCTATTATCAATGGTATTGAGCCTCCTAGTCCTTACAAGGTTATTGACACACTAGAGATAGCTAGAAAAGAGTTTTTATTCACTAAGAACACATTAGAGAACCTAGCGTTGCAGCTTAACTGTGACCTTACTAAGTTAAAAGATAGAAAGTTCAATGGCTTCAAGTTATGGAAAGAATGTATTGATGGTAATGAGGAAGCATGGGCTGAGATGAAGAAGTACAACATCTTAGACGTAGAGGTACTAGAGGAAGTATATAATAAACTACGTCCTTGGGATACTAGACACCCTAATATTAACGTAGAGGACGATGAGGAAACTATGAGGTGTCCTAAGTGTGCTTCTACTAAGTTAGAGCGTAGGGGTTTTTATACTACTAATGTTGGTAAATATCAGAGATACCAATGTAAAAGCTGTAGAGGGTGGTCTAGTAGTAGATACGTAGAGAACTCAGTAGAGAAGCGTAAGAGTTTGTTGAAGAGTAGATGATGGCAAGTAGTAATTTAAATATGTTAAAAACAACAGGAAATAATGAACATAGTGATGAATGTTATACACCACAAGAGGCACTATTACCACTACTACCTTACTTAAATACTACTACAGTTTACTATGATTGTACGAGTGGTATAAGTGGTAGTATTGTAGAGCATCTAAATGAGAATGGTTTTACATGTAAATCTAGTGAGGGTAGAGACTTTTTAACAGATACCTTTAGTGACTTTGATTGTATTATCACAAACCCACCATATTCAAAAAAAGATAAGTTTATTGAGAAGTGTTATAATTTAAACAAACCATTTGCTTTACTATTACCAGTTAGTGCTCTTCAGGGACAGAGGAGAGCTAGATTATTTAGGAATGGGATAGAGCTTTTGGTATTAGGTAAACGGATAGACTTCACTGGTAAAGGCTCACCACATTTTGGTGTTGCTTGGTTTTGTAAAGATATATTACCAACACAATTAGTATTTGCGTAAGAGCCTCTTAAAGGCACGATAAGCTCTATGAGGGTAATCATACGTCTAACAAGAGATAATCGATTGTAGAGCCTCCTAGGGGGCTTAAATGATGTATTTTGAAAGGAGTTATAATGACAACTATAAAAGTACAAACAGAACAGTGGGAAGAACATCCATTTACTATAGAAGCTACTATTACTATTGATGATGGTGCTACTGGTACAGGCTACCTACATGCTTTCAGGATGGCTATGCTTATGGAGGGGTATAGTAATGAGGTTATTAGGAATGCTTGTCAAGAGATAGAATATGAGATGGAAGAAACTATTGAGTCTTGTTTTAAAGTGATGAATGACCGTAAGGAGGAGTAGTAATGCCAGTAGCACTTGTGGATGCTGATAGCTTACTTTATAAGGTAGGCTTTACATTTGAAGAGAAAACAGATTGGGGGGATGGTGATGGTGTTTCTATCACCTCTGACCTACAAACCTGTAAGAATGCCATTGATGGTCTTATAGAGAACATTAGGTTCAAGACAGGTTGTGAAGAAGTGGAGTTATGGCTTACAGGGTCGAACAACTTTAGACACGATGTAGTGGATGATTACAAACATAATCGTGTGTTTAGTCGTAAACCTACTGATTATGATAGACTTAAGCTATATCTATTGCATAAATATGATGCTAACGTAGCAGATGGGTTTGAAGCTGATGATATGGTAGTATATTTAAAGACTGCTAAACCTGATGACTATTTCCTATGTGCTATTGATAAAGATGTATTATATCAAACAGTGGGGAGTCATTTTAACTATAATGAAGGAAATATTGTTAAAGTTACTGAGAAGGAAGCTATTAGATTCTTTTATTTTCAGGTATTAGCTGGTGATACTACTGATGGTTATAAGGGTGTACCTGGTATTGGTAAAGTTAAGGCTAATAAACTACTAGATAAAGTGGAAGAAGATATGGAAGAAGGTTATAGTTTAGAGGACTTAGAGAAAGCATATTGGGAAGCTGTGAAAAAGATAGCCAATAGTGTTATGGAAGGTAGTGAAGAAGAAGTAGAAAGTTACCTACTAACACAAGCTAGATTAGCCTCTATGCACCAGCTAAAATGTGATGAAAATGGTGATTTCTTTATAGACCTCTGGAATCCCTTAGTTTAGGGCTTCATCCACTATTACCTTAAAGTAACCTTTAAGTTGGACGTAAGAGGGGGAAGGGAAAAGATAAATGAGGGAGGGGGAGTATACATATATACCCTAAAAGGAGAATAAATGAGTATTGAATTAGAGTATCTATTAGAGTTGTTATCTGAGAGGTTTCCTAATAAGTTACCCAAAAGTAAAAATATTACTATTGATGAAATTAGAATGTTACAAGGCAGTCAGTTAGTTATCGATTACATTAAAGGAGTAATTGAACATGAAGAAAGAAATAGAAGTAAAGCTACTAGAGAAAAGTAGTCCTTACTCTGATAAAGTAGGAGTAGCTTCCTTAGTTTATGACTACTTTCAGGAAAGACACCCTGAGGTTATGGTAGGTAATATGGAGACTGCTTATGATATGGTGTTGTCTATGCTAGATTACAACAATTATATTTACTACGTATTAAAGGAGGGAGAGTTAGCTGGTTTTATAACTATGACTATTAACGACCAATATGGTATGACTACTCCTCATTTAGTAGTTGACTATATGTATGTAGTACCTGAGTATAGGGGGAGTAATGTTACAGGAGCACTATTTACTACTTGTGCTCATGTATCTCTAACACTAGGTTATAACGTGATTGGTACTACATTGATAGGGTCTAGTAATATAAACAATACAAGACATACACAGGGGGAAGAGTTTAGTAGGTCATATTATTATGATATGGAAAAGTTTAAACCTACTTATGAGAGATACATGAAAAGATTAAAATTTACTTAGGAGGATATATGGTTAATTTAAGGAGTCATCTTGTGCGTAACAAGATTGGTATTTATGAGGATACATTAGATACATTAGGGTTGATGAAGTCATTAGAGAGTGTATTTGTTGAGTGCTATGGTGGTGGAGGAGGCAAAGGTGCTCCTCGGGTTATTGAAACACCCGCTACTCCACCTCCAGCTCCACCATCTGAAGAGCCTGTGATGGAGGAGTTCACAGATGAAGATGAAGAGAAGCGTACCCGTAAAGCTATGGTACAAGGTGCTAAGAGTCTACAAATTCCCTTGGGAGCAAGTGCTACATCTAGTGTAGGGACAGCATAAGGAGCATAAATGGCTGTAAACATCAACGAACAAGATATAGTTGAGGTTTCAGCTAAGGCAAGGTTTGAGGCACTAGATGGGGATAGGAGTACAGTATTAGATGAGGCAAGGGCATGTGCTGAGCTAACCTTACCTTATCTACTGCCTCCTGATGCTCATAAAGAGAATACAATCTTAGATAATCCCTACCAGAATGTAGGGGCAAGGTTAGTAAATAACTTAGCTAATAAACTAGCTTTCACTATGCTACCACCTAATACTCCATTCTTTAGGTTAACACCTGATGAAGACACAAGGGACTTGTTAGAACAACAGGGAGAGGAAGCATTAGTACAAGCTAATCGTATAGCAGTAGCTATTGAGAACCTAGCACAAAAGAAGATTGCTAGTGAGTACCTAGCAGTGCCTGTAGTAGAACTATTTAAATCATTAGTTGTTACAGGTAATGCCTTAGCTGTTAAGATAGAACCACAGAATAGACTAGATAAAGGTCTTAAGACATATCGTTTAGATAACTATGTTATTAACAGAGATTATAGAGGTAATCCTATTGAGATTGTAACTAGAGAAACAGTAAACCCTAATACACTTGATGAGGATATTGTAACTGCTTTAGACTTAGATATTAGTGATGAAGCAGAGGATGTTGTACTCTATACAAGGGCTGTCCTTAAGATGGGTACTTGGTATGAATATCAATATATTGAAGATAACTATATTGAGGATTCATTAGCTACTTATAGTAGAGAAACATTTCCTTATATTCCATTACGATGGACAAGTGTTAATGGTCATAACTATGGTGTAGGGCATTGTTCTCAACATAAAAGTGACTTAATTACATTAGAGGGTGCATATCAGTTACTATTAGAATCAGCTAGTATTGCTGGTAAGACTGTGTTTGGTATTAAACCGGGTAGTCAAATTGATATGTATGAATTCAACAATGCACAGAATGGTCAAGCTATCTTTGCTGACTTTGATAATGAACTCACAGTAGCTAGGGTAGAGAAGCATAATGATTTACAACTAGTAATGAATATTGTAGACCAGACTACTAGACGTTTAGAGCAAGCATTTCTAGCTGCTTCAAGTGCAGTTAGAGATAGTGAACGGACGACTTTAGGGGAAATTCAGTATATGGCACAAGACCTAGAACAATCTCTAGGTGGTGTTTATAGTGTGTTTGCACAAGAGTTTCAAGTACCTCTAGCTAGACTAATATTAAATAGTTTACCAGAGGTAGATACAGAGGGTTTTGAGTTTATACCTGTAACAGGTGTAGAGGCATTAGGACGTAATAACGACTTACAGAAGCTACGTCAATTCTCTATGTTAATCCAAGAAACACCAGTCCTTCAGAAAGCTATTGAGACTAGATTTAATGTAGATAACTACATTGAAGATATTACAGTAGCTAGTAACCTCCCAAGTGGTAGATACATTAAAACCAAAGAACAGCAACAGGCTGAAGCTCAGGCTATGCAAGAGCAACAGTTATTAGCACAAGGTGGGGGAGCATTAGCACAAGCTGTTGGACAAGAAGGTGGAAAGGCTTTAGTAAATGGCGGACAACAACAAGGTATGTAAAACATGCCAAGGTAAGGGCTATGTGATAGCTGGTAACCTAAAAATACCATGTATATGTAAACAATAAAAGGAGAGTTAATGAGTATTGAAGTAAATAGTGTAGGTAAACTAAAGAATCGTAATAGTGGTAACAAACTAACACTTAGTGATTCAGATTATGTACTACGAGACAAGAAGAAAGAGAAGGGAAAGAATACACGTAACATTACTGGTCAAACAAGTAAGTACCAAGAGGAACTAGCTCGTGTTAAAGCTGAAGCTCGTAGAGATGTAGAAAAAGAAATTATGTCTAGTGGTTTTATAGATACACTTAAAGCACAGATTAAAGCTGAAATGGAAGCTGAAGCTACACCTAAGGCAAAGACAACAGGAGGTAAGTAATGGCTGAAGAACAAGTAAGCCTAGAAGCTAACCTTAGCCCTGAGGAACAATCAGCCTTAGCTAGAGCCAGAGGCACTACTGAGCAATATGCTGATAGTAAATATAATGATGATGGCTCCCCAAAAGAGGAGCAAATAGAGATTCCTGAGAAGTTTCAAGGTAAGTCACTAGAGGATGTTGTAAAAGCTTATACAGAGTTAGAGAAGAAGCTATCAGAGAAGAATACTTCATCTGAGCCTCCACAAGAGGAAAATAAGAAAGATACTTCTGATAAAGAACAAAGTAATTCTGAAGTAGAGGATAAAGTAAATGCAATACTTTCACCTAAAGATTTTACGAAGTACGAAGAGGCTTACTTATCACAAGGTGCTCTAACTGACGAACATTACAAAGAGTTAGAAGGCAAAGGCTTATCTAAAGAAATAGTAGACCTCTATATTGAGGGAGCTAAGGCTAGAGAGCAATTATTTATACAACAAATCTATAATGTAGCAGGAGGTGAAGAAGCTTATACTGAACTTATCACATGGGCAAGTCAGAACCTAGATACAACAACTGCTCAACGACTTAATGAGGACTTAATGTCAGGCTCAGTAGAGAGAGCTAAGTTTGCTGTTGAAACACTACAGCTACGAAAAGGAACTCCACCTAGGAGAGTTGAGGGTAACTCAGCTGCTAGTGGAGATATTAAAGCTTATCGTAGTAAGACAGAGTGGCAGAAAGATGTCAGAGACCCTAACTATGGTAAGGATAAGAAGTTTACAGCTATGGTTGATGCTAAATTCTTAGCTTCTAAGAAAAAAGGTACTATTTAAGTACAACAGGGCTATACAGGTTTTACTCCTTTACTGTGTAGCCTAACTACCCTATTAGGGGAAAGGATAGTTATGATAGTAGATATAGTCGACAGCTACTATTATAGCGTAAATGTTTAATTTAGTGAGTATGAAAGCCTTAAGGTATTAGCTATGCGTAGTGAACCCAAGAGACAACTGGAAGAAAGCTAAGAGATACAACGATAGTGTTTAACTCTTTGGACACATTAAATAAGCAATGAGGACAATCAAAAAACTAAATTAAACTAAGGAAATACAAATGGCAATTAATGCAAACAACATTACAGATACTACAGGAACTCGTGGTAATCCTGCGGATATGGCACTAGCTAAAGAGGTTTTCTCTGGGCTAGTTATGGAAGCGTTTGACCGAAAGAACATTGGTCTAAAAATGGTTTACAACCAAACTATTGAGAATGGCTCTAGCGCATACTTTCCCATCATTGCACAGTTAGCTGATACAGCTGGTGGAGCATACACTATTGGTGATGATGTATCTACTTCAGCTATTCCTGTTAAAGAGCGTGTTATCACTATTGACCAACCTCAATATGTTGCACTCTCTATCTCACGTCTTGAAGAGAAGATTCTAGCGTTTGACACTCGTGCTAAGCTTGCTAAGCAAATGGGTGAGGCTCTTGCTACTAAGATTGACAAAGAAGTATTCTCTGAGATTCTAGTTGCTTCTCAGACTTCTGGTACAATCGGTGGTGAGGTTATGCAACCTGATGGTTCTGAAGTAGTCAATGATGACATTGTGAATGGTGCTACACCGGAAGCTAAAGGTGATGCACTCTTTGCAGCTATCTTTGAGGCTAACACACTCTTTAAAGAGAAAGATGTACCTGGTGACCCTGTTGTAGTTACTACTCCAGCTAACTTTAACTACCTTGTACAATCTTCTAAAGGTGTACATCGTGACTTTACAAGTGGCAACGGTGGTGTAGATGCAGGTACAATCGTTGAGATTGCTGGTCTTAAAATTATGTATAGTAATCACTTACCAGTAGATACTACTGTTGACGTAGGTGAAACTAACACTCGTTACTTACAGGCTCTAGTATTTACTGAGGACTGTGTAGGTGTTGTTAAGTTGATGGAAGTTATGACCGACATTGACCCACTACCTACTAAGATTCGTCAAGACTTGCTTAAGACCTTCTACTGGTTAGGGATGGGTGTACTTAATCCTTCAATGGCTTGTGCTATTGCTGGTGGTGATACAGGCGTAGCAGCCTAGTCTAACTAATCAAACCTAAAGGGGGTAATCTTTAGGGCTTTAGGGTATAGGGGTAGCTCCCCTCCTATTGCTCTTTAGGTTGCCCCTTTTTGGGTTAGGTGTTTAGTAAAATAGCTAATTACTAAACTATACCTATACAAAACATATAAAAGGATTAACATGGTTTTATTAGATGCTGTTAATCTATGCTTACGCTACATCGGAGAGATGCCAGTACCCTCATCAGTAGATATTGACTCCTTAGATGAGCTACATGAAGCTAGGATTATTAGGAATGAATTATTAACTACCTCCAGAGAACTACAAACTAGAGGCTGGTGGTTTAACAGAGAGCCTTGGGAGTTTATACCTAACAGTGTTGATAGTAAGATAGCTGTTCCAGTCACAGTGCTGTCTATTAAAGGAACTACTAATAATTACGTTATTAGAGGAGGAAACCTCTATGATGTAGAAGGTAACACATTTATCTTTGCTGATAAAGTAGAGTGTTTAGTAGTATGGGAACTTAGTTTTGAAGAACTACCTCAGTCCTTTGCTCAGTTAGTAGCGTACACAACAGCTAGAGACGTACAAAGCTTCCTTAGAGGGGATACATCAGCTGATAAGAGATTACAAGAGAAAGTATCACAAGCATACCTAACAGTACAGAAAGAGGACTTATCTCATAGTCAATATAACCTAATATCAGGTACTAGATTAGTAGATAGAACAACTAAACCAATTGGTATAACATAAGGAGGTAACATGGGTAAAGTGTCAAAAACCTATAGTGCTCCTTATGGTGGTATGTCAGAACAGAATGATGAACTAGTATTAGACACCCTATGCAAGGATATGACTAACTGTATCCCTGATGTAGTCTTAGGAGTACAACGAAGGAATGGTACAGAGTATGTAGGTACTTTCCCTAAGGCTGTTGACCTATTTCATAACTATGATAGAGGGGAAGGCAATGAGAGGTATCTGTTTGGTTTAAACACTACTACAGGTGCTTTAGAGGTATATGATGATACAGGAGTATCAAAAGTAGTTACCTATTCAGATGAAGCTACTATTAAGAGTTATTTAGGTACTAATAGTAGTAACTTAAAAGCTATCACTGTACAAGATCGAACTTTCATAGTAAACAAAGAGAAAGTAACAGCTATAGGAACTACCTCAGCTTTGGACACTAATTATGATAGAGTGGCTTATTATTGGTTAAGTAGGTCTTCTAATGATGTCAACAATAAATATAACTATGCGGTCTACTTAGATAACACTACATTTCAATTTGCCTCTGAGAAGTCAGATGTGGCAGCTACTGGGTTGGCTAATTTAATCAACGCTAATGCTGGTTTTACTGCCACAGCAAGGGGTAGTGTTATAAAGATAACTAGGACTAATGGAGCTGATTTTACATTTAGTTCGTGGGACTCATGGGGGTCACAAGCTTCTTTTGGGTGGAAAGGCTCAGTAGCTAAGTTATCTGACTTGCCTAGTGATATGCCTTTTAGTAATGTTATTGTTAAGATAACAGGTAATGATAATAGTGAGTTTACTAGTTACTATGTAAGGTGGGATGGAGATACATGGGTAGAGACTAAAGACCCTAAGGAAACTAGAGGTTCTTTTAGTAATATGCCTATTGCTGTTGATAGATTATCTGATGGTACATTTCAAGCTACTCTTATAGATTGGTCAGAGCCACAGGTAGGTGATGATGTAACTAACCCCACACCCTCCTTCATTGGACGTAGATTAACTGATATATTTTTCTTTAAGAATAGATTAGGCTTCTCTAGTGGTGATAACATAGTAATGAGTAGGTTAGGTAACTATTATAACTTTTACATTCAGACAGCCTTAGAGGTGCTGGATACAGACCCTATCGACATTACTATTGCTACATCTAAAGCTAGTAGGATATATGACGTAACCCCCTTTCAAAGTCAGTTATACATGCTTACAAGGGATGAACAGTTTACTATTCAACAAGATGGAGCATTTAGTCCTACAGGTATCTCAGTAGTACCTGTAAGTAGTTATTCAGTTGACACTAATATTGAAGCTATGCCTATGGGGGATAGTCTATTCTTCCTATCACTTAACAGTGAAGCTAATAGGATTGTTAGAGAGTATAAGGTTGACCGTAATACACTCACTAACATAGGCAACAACGTAACTCTTACAGTACCTAGGCTTATCAAAGAGGTAGACCAAGGTGTGACTTCTACAGGCAATAATATGTTATTCCTTAAAGATAAGGCTAATCCTCGTCTATTATATGTATATAAACTCACTAAGAATGGTGACGAGGTGATACAATCAGCGTGGAGTAAGTGGGAGTTTGGTTTTGACATTAGTTATATGTTTGTTTGGAATGATGAGCTATATCTAGTGAATAACAATCAACACATCTTAAAGCTATCTTTAGTGCCTACACTAGATGCACGAGTAGATGAAGTAGATGACACCACTACAGTGTCCTTTGAGAGTTCAGTAGAATTACATAAATGGCTACCAAAGGTTAAACAAGACTTAAGAACATTTTTAGTCCCTATACAGGTAACTAGGGTAAGCTTCTATGCTAGTGGTAAGTTTGATGTAGACATTACAAGAGAGTCATATAACTATACATATACTAGGACATTTGAAAGTGGCTCTACTGCTAACATGAGTGCTAGTGTAACAAGTAGAAGTGATGATTTAGTGTTGAAGCTAAAGAATAGTGATGATAACAACTTTATATTATCGTCTATCATCTTTGAGGGTTTCTATACACCTCTATCTAAAGAAATTCAGTAAGGATAAACATGGTAAGTTCAATCGTTTATAGTGGTGATGGGACTACAAGGATATTCCCAGTAGGTTTTAAAATACTAGGGGATAACTTTGTAAGGGTATACGTTGATGATGTGGAGGTTACTGATAAGCGTAAGTATGATATTATCAATAACTCCATTGTGTTTAATGAAGAGGAAACTCCTCCTATTGGAGAGGGTAATGTACAAATTTATGTAGCTACATCTGAGAGTGAACTAGGGGACTTAGGAGCCCCTTTAACAGATATTACTATTGTTGCACAAAATATAGTAGATATTAACGCTGTAGGACAACAAGTAGTACCTAACTTACCTGAGATACTACAAGCTGATGATAATGCTACAATTGCTACTCAGAAAGCATTAGAAGCTAGTAATAGTGCCACAAGTGCTAGTGAGTCAGCTACTATAGCTTCAACTAAGGCTGGAGAAGCTAGTGCTAGTGCTAATAACGCTAGTATAAGTGAAGCTAACGCTTTGGCTTATAGAGATACAGCAAGTACACATGCTACAACAGCAAGTACACAAGCAGGTATAGCTACAACTAAGGCTGAAGAAGCTAGTGCTAGTGCAAGTGATGCTCTTATAAGTAGAAATCAAGCTGAGACTTTTGCACAACAAGCACAATTGAGTGCTGAAAGTGTTGATGCTGATAATCTAGTACATAAAACTGGTGACGAAACAATAGGCGGGATTAAAACATTCACATCAAGTCCAGTAGTACCAACTCCAACAACTGATTTTCAAGTAGCTACAAAAGAGTATGTGGACAACAGTATAGTACATGAGCTGGTATGGATTAAACCACTATCAAGACACAATAAATCTTTATTTACAAAAGTAAATCCTCATTCAATTTCTATTCCAGCTGGATTTAAGGTTGCTGTAAATAATAAAGTAATCAGCCTTTCTTCAGATTATATATTAAGCCTAAATACAGATTTAGACACCGGTACAAAAATTGCTGGCAAAGATTATTATGTATATGTAAAAGATGATGGAACATTTTATATTAGTGCAGATGGAACAAAAACAACTGATAAGTTAATTGGAGGATTCCATTATGGTTTAACTCCTGAAGATGAAACTTTACCAGCAAATGCTTTAAAAACTGAAGCTGACATGGGAGCAAATAGAGGAATTAAAGCCTACTCAATGTGGGATTTAACTTGGAAACCAGCAAATAAAAGACCGGAGGGAAAAGTTTTAGTAGATAATCTCTTTTGGAGAGATATATATCCAGCTGATGAAGATTATGCAATAAGAGGTTATTCATCTTGTTTTGCCTTAGATGGTGTTACTCCAGCAAAACTTGCAGGTGGTGCTGAAAGTTATGGACGTAAATTCCCTAAAATTCCACTTTCAAAAGGTGGAGATGGAACAATCAATTACGGTTCACTTACTTGGTATGAAGTAAATGAAATTATTAGTTCAGTTGGCATGAGAATGATTTCATATGATGAGTTCTCAAACTCTTCATATGGAGTTGTAGAACAAAAATCACTTCAAGAACTTGGATATACAACTGGAACTGGTGTAATACAACACTACCCTGAACTAGAAAGTAAATGGGGTGTTGAAATGGCTGTTGGTGTTCAATACTATTTGGGTGGTCAAATTCTCAATGGATATGGTACAACTGACTTTGCACACAGAACTGGTTTAACAGATGGTAGAGGTTCATTATATTTAACTTCAAGATCACCAGTTGCAGTAAGACTTGGTGGATATGAATTAGGAACAAGCACCGATAACGTTTCGGGTTCTCGTAACCTCCGTTTGCACAATTGCGTTTGGGATACGGATTGGTATGCTGGGTTCGTTGCTGTCTGTGACCACGTGAACCTTGATAAGTGAGTGAAAACGAACGATAAATAATCTACTAAAAGGAATATGACTTATGGAACAACAAACAGTTAGCTTAAAGCAGTGTATCAGTAAAATAACTGGTAAACAAATCGCAATGAATGGAGAAGACTTTATTTATCTTGATGATAAAACAAAAGTATCTAAAGAGGTTTTAGATGAGGCGACATTGTTGAAATCCAAAATGGAAGAGGAACAAAGAATCCAACAAATAAAAGCTAAATGCAATCAAGCGATAGCCGCTGTTTATCCAATTTATAAACAGATAAACATAACTAACTTATTAACTCCTTACACGGAGCAAGATAGAGAGGTTATGAAAGCTTTTATAGATAGTAAACGAGCGATTTGCCATAAAGCTATTTCAGATGGCACAAAGCCTGAAGATGTAGATTTTAGTAGCGAATCTTAATCTAATAACTTTATTTGAGGAGTAAATATGTGGACAACAATCGCTAATTTCGTATGGCAATTCCTATCAATGGAAGCAGTAAGAGGTTTTATTATGGATGGTATTAAGAAGCTAGTAGCTAGTACAGATAATGGTATTGATGATAGACTATTAGAGTTTCTACTAGATGAGGCAGTAGCATCTAAGCTTAATAAACTTACTAAGCCTGAGGTGGATGCACTGAAAGAACGTCTTGGAATCCTTAAGTAGAATACTACAGATACTACTAGAACTTATTAAAGCTTTCTTTGCTTATGATTATGGAAAGACTAAGCAACAGAATAGTGACTTAAAAGAAAACTTAGAGGTAAGGGGGGATTATGAGGATATTGACAATATGTCTATCAGTAGTAATGATGTTTATGCTGAGTGGATGCGTAAGGACAATTAGCACTTGTCCTCCCTTCCCTAAACCTAGTAGTGTAGTGGTTGAGGAGATACAAGGGCTTTCTAGTAAACCCGTAGATAACTGGATGATAGACCTATACAAACTACAACTAAAACTAGAAAGGTGTAGAGATGAATAGTGGAGAGGAGGTATAATGGCTGACAGAGGAGTAGACCCAATAAGCCTTATACAGATGGCAGTAGAGAAGCTAGATAGTAAACTGGACAAGACAAACGATAAAGTAGATGTATTAACAGAGATAGTTAGTAAGCAAGCACTGTTGTTTGAACGGTTAGCTAACTTTGAGATTAACTCTAAGGAGTCTACCAATCGTATTCATGAGCGTATAGATAAGCATAATAAACGTATCGAACAAGTAGAACACTATATGATGACTGATGGCTGTCCAGCACATAAAAGCTTTGTAACATCTATCAACTATCAACTAGATAAGTATAATAACATCATACAGACAACAGATAGTAAACTTAACCAACTAGCAGAGGAAGTTAAGTATCTAAAGAACGCTCCTACAAGGGCATTAGGTAAAATAGGTGCTTCTATATTAGCAGTGTTTGGTGCTGGTATTGGCGGATGGTTATTACTAAAGTTTGGATTGGAGATACCTAAATGAGTCTTATAGAACATATTAAAGAAGAAGAAGGGTTTAGAGGTACTCCCTATAAGGATACCTTAGGATACCTAACAATAGGTTATGGTACAAAACTACCATTAGATGAAGCTGAAGCTGAGTTACTGTTAATACATAGGCTTAAAAAGATGCAAAATCAACTACATAGGCGTATCACAGAGCTATATGGGGAAGTACAGTTACCAGATAAGGTATGGGAAATCTTATACCACATGTCTTATCAATTAGGAGTTCAGGGTGTTATGAACTTTAAGAAGATGTTATGGGCTATCGTTAATGGTAACTATATTGAAGCTAGTAGAGAGATGCTAGATAGTAAGTGGGCTTTACAAACCCCTAAAAGAGCTGAGAGGTTATCTACAATGATGGGTAATATCAAATAGCTCATTTAATAGCCCTAGCATCAACGAGAACCAACGAACTACTTTTATAGGTATAATCAGTCGTTGGAGAGCTAAAGTCTCTTAAAATTGATTCTAGGGCTTTTATAGATATACTAGGTATAACTCTGCGGAGTTAGAAATAATGTTTAGTATGTCTTACATCGAGTATGCGTACAAGATGTACTAAAGCTATACTAAATAATATATAGGAGAATATATGGCACTACCATTGATAGGTGCAGGGGTGATGGCAGGGATGTCGTTACTAGGGTCAGCTGGGCAGAACGCACAGGCTGAGGCTCTATATGAGCAACAAATAAAAAGTATTCGAGAAAGTCTTGTAAAACAGTATGGACAAATACAACAACAAGCTAAGGAAGCAGATAGAAACATTGCTTTAGAGATGACTTCACAACGCTTTCAAGGGTTAGTGACAGCTGGTAACACAGCTTCAGATCTTACAGAGAGAGCATTAGCAGGTAATCTAGCTGGTAGGTTACTAAATAATACAGCCTTTAAGTCTACTATGAAACAAAATGCTCTAAGTAAGGCTGCTGAGGACTCCATGGCTTCCTATGGAAGTGCTATGGAGGCTAAGAGAGATGAAGCTAAACAAGCTATGTATAATGCTTCGGCTCAGTTAAGCTCTAATCAAGTGTCTACCTTAGGTGCTATATCAGGGGCTATGAGCGCTGGTATGGGGGGATATATGATGGGCTCATCTATTACAAGTGCTATAGGCACAGGGGGGGTTTAATTAATATGACACAAGAACCAACAATGTTTACATCAGGAACTACAAAGAAGTTCAGTATAAGCTCTATTGTAGCACCACAACAATCAAAAGTAACAGTAGCTAATGATATTAATACATTAGTTAATTCAGTATCTAACTTTGGTAAAGTATTAGCTGATGAAAAGACTAAGCAGACTTTCCTAGAGCATGATGAAGCCTTACAATACAACCGTAAAGCCTTACAAGATGATTTGTATAATGCAGGAGATGACTTAGAGTCGATTAATGAAGCATATGCACAGTGGGAAGATAGAGGCAAAGCTATTATATTTTCAAGTGCTTTATCACAAGAAGGTAGAATTACTTTAGGTAAGTCCTTTCAGATGCATAGAGAAATGTTTGGAGGTACTATTAGGAAAGTCAATCAGGAGTTAAAAGCTGAGAAGTTTAAAGAAGATTTTGTAAGCTCTGTTCCTACTATGATGTCACTTCCTAAAGAAGACCTTAAAGATTCATGGAGAGCATATTTAAGTAAAGCTAAAGAAGATAAACTAGACGTTAATGCTACAGCTGAGTTTATGTTTAAATCAATGAGTAAGGTGTTTGCTGAACAGTTATCTGAGGTAGGTTTAAACGCTACTCCCTTTGAGTTAAAGGAAATGATTGATAGCTATGAAGCTAATATGCTATCATTGGACAAGAAGCTAGAAAATAAGGAATACTTTAATAAGACTATGGGCTTTTTAAAGGACAGTTTCTTAGCTCCTTCTATTAATGCATATACTGAAAACATTAAAGCACAGCTAAAATCTGGTAACTTATCTATCGATGGTTACCTAGGTGAAGTAGCTAAACTTGAAGGTATGGTAAACTCTACTAAACTAGCTACTCTTAAAGAACAAGCAGTAATGCAAGATAGAGAGAATAAAGAACAAAGTTATGCTAGAACACTACAAATAGCTATGCGTTATGGAGCATCTTTAGATGATTTAGTTAGAAATGCTGAAGGTGCTGGCTGGAATGATGAAGAGATAAAATATCTTAGAGAGTCTTTTAAAACTGACCAAGCCAAGGCTCAGGGAGAGGCAACTATTCAATTATTAAAACAAGGGATTGAGCAGGCTAAGTTTGAGATACAAAATGGTCAGTTTACAGGAGACCCACAAGGATTAGCACAAGCTATACAAAAAACTAAAGATGTTCTCACAGCATCAGACATGAATTATATACTTAGAGCTGACTTTCAATCTAAAATGATAGCAGACCCTGAGCTTACATTTAGTAAAGATAAGTCTGAGTTTCCTGAGTCTGTACAGAGTGATTATGATAAAGGAGCTGAGAGATATGCTAATGTAATCTTAAGTGACTTTGCTAAAGACCCTAGTATGGTTAACCTACAACGATACCTAAGTCATGTACAAAAGACAGGTAAAGGTGGTAACAATACTTCTTTTATTGGGGATATGTTATCTACTGAGAACTTTAAAGCTACTAAGACAGCCCCTAATTCTGAGGAGTACCTACAAGCACAAGGACAGTTAGCATCTAATTTAGGATTAATGGGGCAGATGATAGCTACAATTACAACCACTGACCCTTTACTGGTAGATAAAGTCTTTAATAAGAAGCAGATACAACGATACGAAGGGCTACAAGCACTTATGGATATGGGAGAGCTTACGCCTCCTATGATTGATAGGTTAGATAGTCTTTTGGCTAATCCTCAGGATGTAGAGAGCTTACCACAGAAAGACTCTAGGAAGCTTTTAGAGACCTTAGCTGATAATGGTGTAATGCCTGATGAGTATTCTAGCTACATGAAACAAGCTAAGATTATGTACACATTGACAGGAGATAGTAATAAATACTTAGATAGTGTTAAAACTAAACTCTCTAATAGTGGTGTGTATGGTGATGGTAAGTTTGTAATAAAAGGTGCTAGAGACACCGATGGTTCTCCTTTGGTTATGAGCAAAGCCGATGAAAAGACAGTTAATAATATGTTGAAGATTATACGAGGTGATGTTACAGACTTTAGAGATTTCCTAAAAACTAACCGAGCGTTCCAAGAGGTTGGACTTGTTCCCGATGCTATGGTACGAGGTGTTCAGAATATTAAAGAATTCTTAGAGACTAAAGGAAAGGGAGATGATAGATATAGTATAGAGGCTTCTTATGATGGAGAGAATCTTGTAGGTTTAGTAGAAGATGCGGTAGGTTTTAGATATGACCAACAAACTAAAGGTATCTTCTTAACAGATAAGGAAGGCTTGGATATATACTTTTTAGATATGTCTCCTAGAGAATTTATCAGTTTTTCTAGTAAAGTTATAGAAAATGCTCGTTATGATGCACTTAATAAAGTGTTTAGTTTTGAGGGTAGTATGCAGAAAATATATGATACATTTATGGATGCAATGTCTCCTGAAATGACAGCAGAAGAAAGAGCAGAATACATGAGGAACATAGCGACTAAAGGGAGAAAATAATGATAACAGATGTAGAACCATTCTCAACAGTGGATGATAATAATAGACTTCCTCTTGAAGAAAGATTAAGTAATAGTCTTCGTGTTATCAGAGAAACGAAGGAGTATCACAAAGCTCAGAAAAAGCAAGACTATACAACAGCAGATAAACTAGGAGCCTCTTTAAGAGAGTTTGGTATAGGTTTTAGAGGTATGCACGAAAGGGCGCTATCTTTACAATCAAGCTATCCTTCTACAAAAGGACTCCCTAGAGATGATAGATTTGTATTTTCTGATAGCTTTCGCCAGCTCATAAAAGACAATAAAGTTTCCACTGATGATGAGAGAGCTTTAATGGAGCAAGGTGTAGGCAATGAACAAGAGTTCTATCTAGCTAGGGCTAAACAAGAGAGGTATAACCAAGACCAAGAGATTATTAAAGATATGTCACCATTAGCTTTAGTTACTACTGGTATAGGTCTATCTATCTTTGACCCTAGTTCATGGGTTCTTGGGGGTGTTGTAGGTAAAGCTTTTCAAGGTTTATACACAGGAGCTAAAGTAGGTAAATATACCTTACTAGGACTTAGAGGAGCTGAGGGGGCTTCTACAGCGGGGTTAATTAACTATGCTACTGAGAAGACTAACCAAGAGGCTGCTGGTGTTAGAGATGATGAAAAACTATTACAGCTCACTTCCTATGGTGCTGCTTTTGGTTTGGCTCTCCCTGTATTACCCTCAGCTATTACTCAAATATCACAGGGGGCTTACCGTAGTAGAGGAGCACAGATAGCTAGAGAGTACATGCAGACTAATCCTGTAACCTCTTCACTACGTAAGTACCTCTCGTTAGGTGCTGGGGAGCAGACTAAATGGCAATCTACTAATCCGTTAGTACAAGAGTATAGCTGGGCTATTGCACCTTCTACAGGTATACGTAGAGCACCTGATGGTACTCCTATGATACAGAAAACAACAGCTATGGATTTGAAAGCTAGGTATGCTGAGAGACCTTTTAAAGAAGCATTAGAGGGTCTCGATGTTAGGTCTAAACAGTATGGTAGTGGGGCTAAAGCTTGGGCTGAGGCTTCTAAAAGAGACGGAGACGAGATTAGACGTATTGTCGGGGAAGCAGAGCAAGAGTATGGTGCTATTATTGGGCAACTTACACCCTCTGAACGTATAGCTCAATATAAAAGAGCCACAGGAATTGATGAACTGCCTGAGGAAGCTAGCAGACGTGTAGAGATAAGTAAAGTACAAGAGAGACTAGATGAATTATTAAAAATTAGAGCAAGTGTCTCAGGCACAAACACACCGAGGGCTATGAAAGCTGGCCTTAGTAAGAAGATTAAAACAGCTCAGAAGAAGATAGAAGAACTAAAAACTAAGCCCCTTCAAGAGCCTGATGACCTCTTTAATGTACTTAGAGCAGACCTACATAAACAAGCAGTAGCTACAGGTAAGTTTAAACTGCCTGAGCACTTAGAGTATGTTGGTAAGTTTTTTAAGTCATTCTCAGAAACAGCTACTAAGCTTAAAGTATCTGGTATTGCTGGTAAAGAGGGCTATGGCTACTTCCCTGTTAGGTATAACAGAGACTTTGCTATTTCTAACCCAGTTGAGTATAAGGCTCAGTTAGAACAAGCACTAAGAACAGATAGCTATAATGCCTCTTTACTACAAAGAGGTGAGCTTACTGATGAAGATATTATCAAACAAGTTGATAGGTTTTATGAAAGAGCTGTTAACGATGATATACGTTACAAGTATTTAGAGAAAGGAACACCCTCAGGCTCAGGTAGTTCGTCTAAAGCTAGAAAGGTTAATATCAACCGTAGAGACTTCCCTGAACTATTTAAAACAGATTTGGTAGACATTATGGGACATTACGCTAGAGAACAAGGTGGTCGTAATGCTTTTATTGAAACATTTGGGATTGACCCATATGCTAAGGGGACTAGTCCTAAAAAGACTATTGATAGTATACTAGATGATGTAGCAAAAGAAGGTAGAGCCCTTGGTATATCTCCTAAGAAAGTTAGAAAAGATGTAGAGAACCTAAGAGCTATGATGGAAGGTGTCTTAGATGTTAGACGTATTCAGATTGACCCTAACACCTTTACTAATACAGCAGTAAGAACCCTTAAAGCACTGGCTAGTACATCATTCTCAGCTGGATTTGTTAAATATAATATGGTTGAGTGGTTGTCAGGAGCAGTACATGCTGATTTTGGTAAGACAGTGAAAAATTACTTACCTGCTATGGATGCAGTTATTAAAGATATTAGAGGCCTCCCTACTAATAGTCCTGAGTTTGAAGCTATGCGACACACTATATTAGCTTCTCATAGTCTTATGGGGCAGATGTTCAGTAGGTTAGATGCTAACGAACTGACAGGCAGACTATCTATCATAGAGAGTGGAATACAACAGCTTAATAATGGTATTCGTAAATATAGTGGTTTTAATATCACTACCGATATAAACGAGGTAGCTATTGCTGGGGCAGGTATGAAGAAACTTTTTAGCTTACGTCCTGATAATTTAACTATTAAAGATATAGAGTGGTTAAGCAGATATGGACTAAGTGCAGATGACCTTAAAGCTATTATTAATAATAAGGCTATTAAGAGAGATAAGAATGGTGGTATAGCTGACTATAATCTTGATGGGTGGTCTAATCAAGAACTAGCCGGTAAGGTTAGTATATTTATGGAAAGGATAGCTAGAGATGCTGTTCCTGTACCTAATGCTTCTACTCTACATAGGTTTCAGTCTGATGTAAACGACCCTATTAAATCATTATTCTTTCAGTACACACAAGTGCCTACTGTACTCTGGGATAAGGTATTCTTAACAGTAGCTGATAGACCTACAGCTGATGCTATGATGGGACTAGGTATGGCTACTTTAGGTATGTACATTATCTTTAAGATGGATGATGAACTTAAGGTACGCTTAGGGCTACAAGAAGAACCTACAGACGATAAGGAAATATTTACTAGAGCTTTCCTCTCTACAGGGTTTGTAGGTGTAGGTGGTATGGGAGCTACAGCAGCCCTCACAGCATTAGGTATGGAAGTACCGGGGGTGACCTATAGAGGAGATACAGACCTCCTATCACAGTCAGCTGGAGCAGCCGGTAGTATGCTAAAGAGAGCTAGTGATATGCTTAAAGCTATTGGTAGTGGGGATGTAGAAAAGGGAGCTACTATTATTAACAACTCTAATTTTCTTAATGCCTTCCCTTTTCTCGGTAACTTCTTTAAAGCAGGTGGTAAAATGTTAATAGAGGAGAATATCAATGAGTAAGAAAGCAACCTTAGAGTCCTTAGAGACTCTTCATGATAGTGTAGCTAAGGCACTTAAAAATAACTTAGATGACCCTAAGGTGTTAGCTCAGGCTATTACATTCTTAAAGAACAATAATATAACAGTTGACTTACAAGAGTCTAAACCTATGCAAGATGTTTTTAGTACAGTTAAGGCACTTACAAGTAAACCTACTGGAAACACTAAAGAGGATATTGATAGCTTATTAGAAGAGCTAGCTTAAGCTTCATTTAAGCCGTAGGAGGCAAAATAAGACACTTTATGCTCTCAGAGGGTAATCTATCCTCTGGGGGTACATTCGTTGATTCTAGGTGCCTTAGCGTTCGTTTAAATGCTATATATGATATTAGGTATAGTTGTAAAGGAGAAGTATGAATATGTTTTTTAATGAGCCTCAGTTTACTGCTGAGGAGATGATACAAGATTTTAGGAAGTTTGTTATATATACATGGTGGTATTTAAACTTACCTAAGCCAACCTATATGCAATTACAGATAGCTGACTTCTTACAAGAGGGACATCCTAGGATGCAGCTACAAGCCCTTAGGGGTATTGGGAAAACTTTCCTTACAGGTGCATTTGTTGTGTGGAGATTATTAAGAGACCCCAATGAGAGAGTGCTGATTGTATCTCAAACAGGTACTCATGCTGAAAACATAGCTATCTTTATTAGAAGGCTTATAGGGTTATTACCATTAACAGCACACCTAGTACCTAGGACAGACCAGAGGGATAGCACACTAGCCTTTGAGGTTAATGGTTGTGAGGTAGCTGTACAGCCTAGTGTTAAAGCTACAGGTATTACAGGGCAGTTACAAGGTAATCGTGCTAGTCTATTGATTAGTGATGACGTAGAAGGACAACAGAACAGTGCTACACAAGCACTTAGAGAGAAGCTTAGAAGTGCTACTGCTGAATATGAAGCTATCTTACAGACTAATGATAATGCTCAAATTATAATATTAGGTACTCCACAATCAGCTGAGAGTATCTATAATGGCTTTAGAGAGGATGGTTATGTAACTAGGATATTTCCTGCTAGGTATCCTGAGGATATATCAGTATATCATGGCTGTTTAGCGCCTTATATAGCTGATGCTATCTCAGCTGACCCTAGCTTAGTGGGGAAACCAATAGATAAGAGGTTTACTGAAGAGGACTTAAGTAAACGTGAAGCTAGGTATGGTAGGAGTGGTTTTAAACTACAATTTCAACTAGATACTACTCTTAGTGATGCTGAGAGGTATCCTCTTAAGCTTAGAGACTTAGTGGTTACACCTTTAGATAGAGAGGTAGCACCTGAGAGGGTAGTATATGGCAGTACTGAAGCTAATAGGATTAAGGATTTAGCTAACATAGGGTTTAGTGGTGATGGCTTCTTTAGTCCTTCTAGTATTGATAGTAGTAGTATGTTACCTTATAATGGTATTTATATGGGTATTGATAGCTCAGGTAAAGGTGCTGATGCTACTGCTTATTGTGTTATAGCTCATCTTAATGGTAAGTTGTATATGTTAGAAGCTGATAGTATCAAAGGACATGGTTATGATGATGTAGCTCTAATGAAGCTAGCAACTGTTGCTAAAGATTATAATGTTAATAAGATATATATAGAAAGTAACTTTGGGGATGGTATGTTTACTACTATCTTTAAACCCGTATTACATAGTATTTATAATGTGTATATTGAGGAAGTAAGACATAGTAAACAGAAGGAACTAAGAATTATAGATACCTTAGAGCCAGTTATGAATCAACATAGACTTATAGTTGATAGAGGACTTATTGAGAGAGATATTAAGAAGTACCTTAGTGGTATTGAACATCAGCCTTATAGTTTGTTTTATCAAATGACTCATATTACTAGAGATAGAGGTAGCTTACTCCATGATGATGCACTAGATGTAGTAGCTATGGTAGTAGCTCAATGGATGAATGTTTTAATACAAGACCCTAATGAAGCTTTAGAAAGACATAAAAGGTTAGCTATTGATAAAGAGATTAATAGAATGCTTAATAGACATAAACCAAGTAATAATTGTTTTAGTAGTTTTAAACAGATAGGGAGTAATAATGTGTTTTATAAGAGTAATAAGAGGGTGTAGCTATAGTGCCCTAAATATGGGGATAGTAAACGGATAGTAAATATTTGGTTACAATGATTTTTGGAGGCCTCTGGAAGCCCCTAGTTTAGGGGTCTCCACAAACTGGACGTAATAGGGGGAGGGAAAAGAATAAAAGGGGAGAGAGGGATTATATATACACTATATAAAATATCTATAATAACTAACTAATAAAGATAGTTATTATATGTGTTTTATATAGAATACTTATAGAGTATCTTAAAGGTATTTATATAGGTGTTAGCTATGGAGTGACATTTAGGTGCTGTTAACGCTCGTTGAACAGCTTATTGCTTACTACTCTCAGTGGTAGGTATGGTACTATATAGGATATTTGAGATTATATACAAAAATCTCTAAGAACTATATAGGAGATTTGAAATTATATACAAAAATCTCTGAGGGGGTATCACTATCATAGATATCACACATGTCCCCCCTATACCCATCATGGATTAGCGGGTATATGAGATTAATCTCATTATAATTGCTTTAGTAATAGGGCTATTGATAATAGCTATCATAATTGCTTTAGTAATAGGACTATTGATAATAGCTATCATAATAGTATCATGAGTGTCTTTAGTTTATTTTAAGGATACTTATGTTATATACGCGTGTGCGTGTCTCATTAATATATCTATTAGGTTATTAATGCAGTAATCGATTAGCAATATTACTACAATCTTCAAAAGTCTTATCATAATATCCTCATATTTAAGCTTCTTATAAGCATAGTTGCGTTATACTACTCTTATCAAAACAAAAAAAAGGAGTTAAAAAACGAAAAAAATTACTTCCATCGAAACAATTAAACAAATGTTTTTACTTGGGGTCTTTGACCTCGATTATTCAGACTCTTTTAAATATGACCATAGAGGTGTTTGGTCAGAAGAGTCTGAAAATGGGGTTATAGAATATTACCCTGATGATAGTACTCAATTCTTTAAAAATGAGCTAATATATGGCTCATTTCTCAAAAACAAAGGATATATCCCAAAAGACGTCCTAAGGGCGTGGGGATATCAATGAGAGAGAGGTTTAACCTCTCTTTTAGACCCGCTCAAAGGGGATTTTTTTGATAGCGTCAAAAATTTTCTGTAAATTCCTCATCAACTTCATTTAGCTGTTGCAAATCTTCCCAAGAAACATATTTTCTCTCAAGCCTCTTGCTTATTGCCAACAAAAAGTGGCATCAACTCCTCTAAATCCAACTCTAATTTTTTCCCTTTTAATTCCATCTCTATGATTCCTTTTTTTCTTTTTATCATAGCTGATTTGGAATTTATAGAAATTATTTTACACTACCTAAATAAAAACTGGATAAAACCCGCCAAAACTGGATAAAACCGGATAAAACTGGGAAGAATTTTTAAAATTTTTACACGCTTAAAAGCCCTAAATTTAGGGATTTATTGATAAATTTAAAATTTTATTGTAAAAACTCTTGACAACTTAAGCAAATTATGTCATAATTTCAGCAACAAAACAAAAATAAAAAGGAGTCGAAAAAATGAAAAGTAACTGGGCATATCAAATGCTAGACAGGTTAAAACAAGATTGTGAGTACTTCCTTGGCAATGGCAATGGACATGAAAAGCACCTTTGGGCATTAAGCGTAGAGGAGCACGTTGCTGAAATGAAAAAAATTTGGCACAGCTTTTCAGAAAAACCAGAATGGCTTTCATTAGATGAAATCAACGCATACGAACGAAAAATGCTTGAAATCAAAAGGAGTCGAAAAAATGTATGAATTTCAAATAGTAAAACAAACAGATACAAGCCTCGAGTTAGAGGCAGAAACAAGCGGAGTGCCTATTAATGTAACTTTTACATTGATTGGAAAAAAAGGGATTGAATGCAGCAATCCCTACGACTTTAAAAAGGCTTACTTTGAGCATGGGGAAAATAACTATGAAGTGGAGCAATTTATGCGAGGCGGTGAGGTGCCTTTATGCACCATAACCGCAGGCGAACACGAGTACGCTTTTAATTCTTGGGAGCCTAAAGATGCTCTCATGGATACTTTAGGCCATTTGTTGGAGCCTAGACGAGGGTGCTATGTAGTGCCTGATGACAAGTTGACAGAAAAAGTCATAAATTTTTTAGAAGTAGCAGAGGGGATCGAAAACCCAAGCTATTTCGATCTTCTAGAAATGTTAGGCGAAAAGCCCAAGATCTACGACGATGATCTTCCTTCTTGCGAGGAAGATCTCATTTGAGTGGCTGTTTAGGCCACTCTTTAGACCCGTTAAAGGGGATTGATAAAAACTGGCTACCAGTTTAAGCTCTTCGAGAAGAGTTTAGACGGGCAGTGCAGAGCCGGAGGGGTTGCGTGCAGACTAAGAATCGACGCAACTTAAAGGAAGGACTCAAATCTGCGTGGTGCCTTTAGGCTATTTATATGTCCTCAACTTCCGAGCAATTCTCGGGAGTTGGGTTATATAACAAAAATAAAATGGATAGTGGTTTTGTTAATGAGCCACTAGTAAATAATTGTAAAATGAATCCTGATGAAAAAGATATTGATTTAAAAGGAATTACTTAGAATATAATATACTATAATTTAAGTTACCCTTAAGTATATCTTAAGGGCTTCTTAAGTTATTGTTAGGTACAATACACTTACAACTTTATTTTAAAAGGAGACGTTATGGAATATAAAGGTTATATAGTAAAAATAGAACAAGATGAGTGTCCAATAAACCCACGTGAGTGGGACAACCTTGGTGTAATGGTGTGTAACCATAGGAGGTATGACCTTGGAGATGAAACTTTAGAGTGCAATGGAGTCTCATTTGAGGATGACTTAAAGAAGCACTTAGAGGGTGAGGGATTGACACTAAAAGAAGTGATTGTGTTGCCTCTATACCTTTATGACCATTCAGGAATAACTATGAATACAGAGGGCTTTAGTTGTCCTTGGGATAGTGGGCAGGTGGGTTTTATCTATGTATCAAAAAAGAGAGTTAGAGATGAATATGGAGTAAAGCGCATTAGTAAGGAGCTTAAAGAGAGGGTTATAGGAATACTAAAAGCAGAGGTTGAGGTTTACTCACAATACCTTGAGGGTGACGTGTGGTGCTACTCTATAGAGGACCGTGAGGGTAACTTTATAGCTAGTTGTTGCTGGGGGTTTTATGTTTATGAGAGTGCAGAGAGTGAAGCTAAAGCCTTTATTGATGATATTTGTAAAAAGTAGCTTAAAAGATAGGAGACTTAGAGATGAAATTAAAAGATAGAATACAAGGCTATAAAGGTGAGTTTTGGGAGTTAGAGTATAGTATATTATAATTTAAGTTACCCTTAAGTATCTCTTAAGGGCTTCTTAAGTTATTGTTAGGTACAATACACTTATAATTTAATTTAAAGGAGTTAACACGTTAGTAGAGCAATTAGGCAAGAACCAATTCAAAGTCTTCTTAAAAAATGGTGTAGCGTTCCAGAGCTACTCTTCTTTAATAGCTATAAAGCTATACAATGAAGAGGTATACGTTAGCGATAAGTGGGATTATAGTGCCACTACGCTTAAACACTTAAAACTCTTTTTAGGTATCTTAAGCGCTAAAAAAGAGATACAAAAGATGATAAATGACGGAGTTTACCATCTAGTAAGTGAAGAGACTTTAGCAAGTATGCTTTAAACATAGCTAGGAGATCCTACAATCAATAAAAGGGCATTCACTGGTATGTTTAGTTAGGTGAGGCGTAAAGCCTCTTATTTTAGCTTTAAATAGTTTTACATATAAAGGAGTAAAAAATGAAAACTTTAAAAAAACTCAAAGAAGAAAATAAAATTTTTGGAAAATACGCATTTGGTAACTTCAGTCCATACAGAATAAGTTTTAACAACAAAGAAGAGTTAAGAAAATTTCTGGGAAGCAGTTTTACCTCAGAAATTGAGAGGGCTTTTGAAATAGCTCGTGAAACGGGGGTAATTTCCCCTAAAAAGCAAAAAGAATTAGAATCTCTAGGATTCCGTTTATGCTTTAGAGGTTTTAATAGTCAAAGCGGTGACGTGTTTGTTTACCAAGACGAACACGAAAGATGGTACATGAGCATTGGCGTTGCCAATGTAAACAACGCTGGGCGGGGATATGAAATTGAATTATAGAGGATAGAATTTGCATAGTTAGAGGCTTTTATCTACTATTACAACACCATTGAAAAGCTTATTTTGATGGAAAGGAATACAAAATGAAATTAAGTGATGAACTCTACACTAAAAGAATTAGTGCAACTAAAGAACATAGAATACAAGACGTACCTATGGAAACAAGGGATATTAAACAAGATCGTAAACAAGTAGTTATTAAACGAAAGGCTGCAGATCCAAAAGCTTAAGCTAATCTTAATAGACTTATGGTATATAAGCTTGTTTCTTATATTGCCTTTGATACCTTTTAGTTATCAGCTATTTGAATAATCTTTAAGTTACCCTTAAGTATCTCT